GCTCAGAATCCATTCAATTTTTGGCGTGATCCAGCCACTGAAGTCTTCCCACAGCGCCTTCAATACACCGATAACACCATCCCAGTTTTTCCATAACAGATACGCTGCGGCGCCCAGCAAGGCCACTGCAGCGATGATGGGGGCAAATGCGATGATGACCGGCGCAAGCGCCACGCCCAGCGCTCCCATAGCAGCAGCGAGCCCGTAGACGGCTGTGCCGATGGATACCACCTGGGCAAGCATCATGCCGCCGAATATCACTTTCATGGCTGTGCCTACCATGGCCCAGTCTGTATTTTTTATTGCATCACCAATAGCTGATGCAGCACGCGCAATGCCATCAGCAATTTGCACGCGGTTTGCACTGAGCCAATCACTCATCTGCTGCACCAATGGCGCGAGCACGGGGATCAATTTCGCCCCGATAGTCATGCCAATGGCCTGAAGTTGCTTGTTAAATTTCCCCAGCTGTTCATCACTGAAGGCATCGCCAGCTGCTATATCCGCATCACTCAGCACCAGCCCCAGTTTGCGGGCTTCATCCTGTTGTGCCTTGATGGCTTCGCTGCCTTGTGACAGCACGCCGATCATTGCACCGCCTGATTTACCCATCAGCTGCATGGCAATGGCTGTGCGCAGTGTCGGGTTTTCATTCTTTTTGAATGCATCCGCCAGCTCGGGCATGATGTCTGCCGATGTTTTCAACTTGCCGTTGGCATCCCGCACACTGATGCCCAATTTCTTGAACAGCTTGGCAGCATCACCTTTGCCAGATCCAGCTGAAAAAATGGCTTTGTTCAATTTCTCCATTGAGCCCTGCATGGTTTCAGAATCCACACCGCTCTTTTCAGCCACGTAGCTCCATTCCTGCAGCTTCTCAGCAGACACGCCAAGCCGATCGCTCATATCTTGCAATGAGCCACTGGTATCCAGAAAGCCTTTTACAGACTTGGCAGCAAAGGCCGCTACACCAGCACCCACAGCAGCAAACGGCAACATGGCGCTGCCCAGCTTGGAGCCAGCCGCACCCACACCGCTCATGGCTTTACGCACACCAGCAATATTTTTGTTCATGGCAGATAACGGTTTTGAAACCTTATCCACTGCCGTGAACGTGGCGCGCAATGTGGCGTCTTTATTGCTCATGATTGATCCATTTCCTCTTTGATTCTGAAAGCCTGTTGCTCATACAGCAGCAAATCAGGGATGCTTTTATCCAGCATCACCTGCGGATCTAAACGGTAGAAATAGGCCAGGGAGAAAGCCAGCTCAATTAAGCCGCCTCTCCTTCCCCCAAAAAACCCATCACAACCCCCAGACAGGCGTTGTAATCACGGGCACATAGCTTCCCCACCACCGATGGCGGCAAGCTGCCCAGCCGCGCAATAAGGGCCGCTATTGATTCACCATCTGGCTTGGATGAGCCACCAGCCAGAATCTGCACCGGGTAACCGCATTTGGAAATATCTGCCGCTGTCATTTCACGCAATGAAATTTCTGTAATCTCATCATCGCCATGCACAATGGGCTTGCTCAATGGCACTGTGGTTTTTTCGGCACTCACTGGAAGTCACCTTTCTTGCCGTTGAATTCCAGATCCACTTTGCCCTCATCACCTTTCAGCGCCGCATCACCCACAATGAACGCGCCAGACAGCGTGTACACCATGCCGTTTGCCAGCTCAGCCGTGATGGTGAGATCAGTGCCCGATTCCAGCTTTGAAAGCGGGAATGAATCCGGCACCAGGAATGAGCCCTTGATAAACGGAATCACATCCGTTTCCTTAAAAAATCCGGTTGGCCCAGAAATGGATTCAGTGGCTTCGCGTTTGGTCTTGAACAGCGGCACTTCAATGCCGCCCTCCAATTCCAGCTGTTCGCCATCCACCTTGAAATAACAGGTACCCGCAATACGTTGGCCCATGATAAAAACCCTCTATGAAATTGATGATTAAGCGGTGGCGGGATACTGCAAACGGAATTGCGCGATCAATGCAAAGATGCGCAGGCCGTTCACAAAATCAGGCGGGAACAGAACATTCAGGCGGTTGCTGCCAGAGCGCTCTACAATCAGGTATTGCTTCATCACTTCGATGTTTTCCAGCAATCCCAACTCTTCCAGGACATAACAACGGGCAATGATTTCACCGCGCGCAATGGCTGGTGTTACCACCACACGGCCAGCACCAAAACGGGTGCCATCATTTGCCAGGGCGGCACGGCCATATTTGGAGGTGATAACGCCCTCAAGATCACGCAGCACATACGCAATTTTGTGCATGTCTTCAGAATCCAGATAGGAATCATCTGGCAGGTTGTTGGCGTTTTTCTGGTAAGTAGTGATGGCACGTTCAATGCGTACAGCGCCGCCGCCATAAACCTGTGTAGCAATGCCGTTTTCCAGCAGGGATTGTTTCTCAGTGATGGTGAAACGCGAGCCAGCCGGGGCAGGCAATATGCCTACCAGCTCACCGGTTTGCGTTGGGCGGCTGATATCCGCACGCAGGAATGCCGCATTTTTTGCACCATACGCCGCAGCCACTTCATACAGCGGCGATGGCATGCTGGCTTCGATGCCAACGATGGTGTGATGCTGATCATTGATGCCATCACCGAATGTAGCCAATGCACCAGCAGTACCACGCTTGGCTGTGTAGCAGTGGCCATAGATTTTTTTCAGGTATGACCAACGGCCTGCCGTATCATTCATCAGCGTTTTTAATGCTGTGAGTGATGTGGTATCTGAAAACGGGTGAATGATGAAATCGAATTTCTCATCACCCAATGCCGCAATGGCAGCGGTGAGCGTTGGGTCTGTAGCGCCAGATGCCATAGCGGTGATGGTGGCAGCAACGCCAGCCGGCAGTGATTCATTGCCAGCCAGGCCGCGATAATTCAACTGCAGCAGAATGTCATTGCCCAGCGTGCCATCATGCCGCGCGGTAAATGTAACCGTGCCGGTAACAGACGCAGCTGTAACAGGCAGATCACCATCGGCATTCACGGCAGCTGCAATTGCAGCACCGATGACAGTGGCACTGTCACCAGAGGCAACCGATACCGCAATTTTCTGGCCGGCAATGTAGAGGTTTATGGTGCCGGCCGCAGTGGCGGGGCCTGTGAACGCGATAGTGCCAGTGGCTTGCGTGCCAGAGGCATCGTCAATACCTACACACCACACCTCACCGAATGGATCAATGCCACGGTAAATCTCATGCATGCGCGCCAGAATGGAGCCTTCGCCATACAGCGTTTTGGCATCATCGGTGCGGCTGACAAATTCCAGCGTGTTGTTTACCGCAGTGCCTGCAGCCAGTTTCTGGCCAAGGATCAACGTGCGCTGCACCTCTTGCGCAGAGTTGGCTTGTGAGTTGTCTACCTCTGCATAAAACAGCGGCACCCGGATGTTGCTGGGGATGTTGTTAAAAGATACGGACATGGCATAGCCTCCAGAGCGGTTGCTGGTGTTTCAGGTGTGCGCAAACGCGCGGTGGGTTTTGGTTCGGTTAGGTGTCTATGTCAGGCGTCTAGGTCAGACGTCCAGGTCTTCAATGGTGGTAACAAATTCAATGCGGCCATCTGGCCCTGGTTGTTGCAGGTTTGGATCAGCAAATGGATCAATCGGATCCACATTGATCGTGACGCCTTCAAGCACCGGCAACGCTGCATCACGCACCGCCAGCCATGTATCGCTTTCATCAATTTCCATCGATGCTGAAAATTCCAGCTGGTAATCCAGCACGGCGCGGTTGATCTGCAGCAGGTTGCCGCCTTCATATTCAATAGCGCCGTAGCTGGTAGATGGCTGCCAGCCCAGCAACGCTTTCCAGATTTCTGTGCGCAAAGTACGCACGGAATCTATCGCCGCCTGCCCACGCTCATCGGCGGTGTTGGCAATGCGCAGAATCACAGCAAAACCATCACGCACTTCTTGCCGGTAGCCGTTCTGTGAACGCTGTGAGCCGGGGTTATCATCCAGCGGCACCACATACGCGCACGGGAACGTGAGCGCGGTAACATCAGGGATCACATTCCATTCAGCAGCACCACCCACGCGAGAGCTAAAGCTGGGGCAATACGTCCGCAGCTGCGTGATGATCAAACTGAGTTGCATGGGTTTCCCTATTTCCAGATCAGCGCCGATTGCAGGGCTTCAGCAATCACAGACTGTGCCCAGGCGCGGCGGTTTTCAGCAGCATCCACCACGTGGTTGCCACGCGGTGCAATGCGCCATGCGCCATCGCCTGTTTGTTTCTTTTTATCTTTGCGGCGCACTGCACCACGGCGCACGCCGTAATACAAAATGCCAGGGTAAAACTCACCGGACTTGATAGTGCCGTCACCGGGGCGCGGGGCAATCGTTACCAGAAAGCCCGGCTTGCTGAGTTTGAATTTTGTGGATTTGCGCAAGGTGCCGGTGGCTTTGCCTGGATACTCGCCAGCAGCGGATATCGCCTTGCGCGCTACCAGCCTGCGGGCATCTGTCTGCACCTTCTGGCCAATGCTGCGCATGGCTTTCTTAACGGGTTTCTTGTCGAAGTCGACGCGGGAAAACCCATCAATGGTGGTGTTGATTTCAAACTTCGACATTACGCCGCGCTCAGCTCTTCAGCTTCTATCACCAAAAACTCGCGCTCATCGGCATACTCAGCCACACGCTTTACGCGATAGCGGTAGCCGTTGTAAATCACCACATGGCGATTGCTCACCGTGTGGCTTTCCAATGTGCTGGCCTGCCTGCGCACAATAAAACGGTGCGTGATGGTGGCATCAATCTGTTTTGAGCCTTGATAAATAGCAGAGCCCACTGGCTCTACTTTTGCCCATACAGTGGCAACAGTGGTATCTGTGCCAGTGGTGCTGTAGCCAACATCCGCCGCCTCAGTAAACAGCTTGATGACAATGCGGCGATTCAGATCACCGGCTGTGAATTTTCTATCGCCCACGGTTTAAATAACCGGCACAGCATACGGGGCCAACAAAGCATCCACTGCCATTGGCACGGTGAATTGCTCTTCGCTCACTGCCTCACGGTTTTTGTACCAGTGCCCGATCATGAGCAACATGGCCTGCGTAATGGCACCCGGTACTGCTGTACCCGCAGCGCCATAGCCTGCTGTGTAGGTGATCTGTACTGCACCAGGTACACAAGCAGTGTCTGGCCACGCGGTATCAAAATACGGGGTGAGCACAGCCTGCATGGGGCCAGCACCCAAGCGCCACAGGGTATTGCCGGCCAGCAAAACAGTGACTACTGTGCCGGCCGTGTTCACGTATTCGATCTGCGAAATAGCCGCTACAGGTGGGCGCGGCAAACGGATCTTGTCTGCAAAGCCATCCAGGGACAGCTTCAGGGTTTGCGTGATCAAGGCAATGCCGCAGCGGTTTTCTACATACTGGCGAGCGGCCACGATCAACGCGGTAATCAAATCATTTTCATCAGTGCCATCAACCCGCAGATGCGCCTTGGCAGTAGCCAGCAGAACCGGCTCTGCAGCCGGGGCTGTTACAACATCCAGATGCATTACGCTGCATTCTCGCTTTGATCATCATCAGAATCATCAGGATCAAGGGCATCCTCAACGGCTTCCATGATGGGCTCAACAATGTGCTCAATGATTTCTTTTTCCAGCACGTCGATGCAGTGCTGTACCGCTTCCGGGTGCGGATCTACAGAGCCGTTTTGTTGCAAGCCAGCCAGCACGTGTTCTGGGAATGCAACCACTTGATCACACAGGTACTGGATGCCATCAACAACGATGTCACGCAATACACGCACGGCGCTTCCAGCAGCCGGTGTAGAATTCTTTGGGGTATTTTTTGGTGCTTTTACTTTAGCCATGGGGTTCACCATTTACAGATCAGGAATAAAAAAAGGGGCGGCAAGCGCTACCCCTTTTCCGTTACAACCCACCACCAGACTCAGCTGGCAGGGTGTGCGTACACTTTCACTGCAGTGGTATCTACCAGGTTACCGCCAGCACGTGACCATGCCAGGAAACCCACTTGGCCTTTTTTGGTGTAGGCAGAATCAGTGAAACGGAACAGTGAAACATCCATTACATCGCGGATGATGTATTTGCTCATGTCACCGAAAGCCAGTGATTTGGCTGATGCAGCCGGTGCAGCCACGTGGTTGTTCACCACGAACTCATGGCCCATCAACATATCTGCCAAGCCGCCAGACAAGCCAAGGTCATAGCCAGGCAACCACAGTGGGCGGCCTTCACTGTCTTTCAGCTTGCGCAAAGTGCCGCGCATTGTCTGGCTGCCCATGAATTTGCAGAGGCCTGCATCCATGTATGCCTGATCGATTGATTCGATCAGATCCACCAGATCTTCAAAAATGATGGTAGTGGTTTGGCCGGTTGTGCCGGTTTTACCAACAGTGGCGGCAGTGATCACACCTTTAGGCTGGCCAGTACCAGAACCAGTGGTGAAATAACTGTTTTGAATGCGACCAATACGTGCTGCAAAACGCGCACGAACCAGTGCTTCTACGTCAATCTCGGAATCCTGCAACAACTCGATTGGCACAGTGACAATCTTGGAGCTGAATTTGTACGCAGTGAGTGGAACTGTGCCAAAATCGATATCTGCATCAGTAGCAGTGGTGTTTTCTGCAATCAACTCACCCGTTTCAGATGTGCCATCTGTAGTGGGGTAAGAAAGTGCATTGCCTTGTGCAGTGCGGATGATCGTAGCCACTTTACGCATGCCGCCGAAATCCTTCAGCTTATCGATAAAGTCTTTGGCCACATCCGAACGCACAGAATAACCGCCCTCAGAACCTGTGGTGGTGGACATGGTGTTATAGAACTTTTCCAGCTGGGCAGCAGTCATGGCACGTTCGCCATTGCGCAGCCAGGCATTGACTATGCCACGCTCAGACAGCAGATCAGGCTGCGCATCACGCACCTGAATATCGCGTTTGTCGAAGTGGCGATCCGCTTCCAGATCCACCAGATCCTGATGGCGTTTGATAGCCGCATCGATATCAACGATGGTGCTGGTGAGATCTTCAAAGCGAGACTGATCATCAGCAGTCCATTTTTCATTTTTCTTGCTATCAACAAGGGTGCGGGCTTCGATTGCTGCTGCATTGCGGCGCTCGCGTTCGGCTTGAATGTTCATAAATAAACCTCCAGAGGTTTTTTAAGTCAAAAAAAAACCACCCGGATGGGTGGTTTCGTTATCGCGGCGGCGAGCGCCTAGGGTGCGATTCTTTCCAGCAGAGACAAATGGCGCTCTACGTGTTCACGGTTGAACTCGGGCTCAACCGCTGGTTCTTGTTCGGATGGTTCTGTTAGTGCTTTTGGCGCATTGCTGTAGGCAGCAAGGTTCCACGTGTTACTGGCTGCAGCTTTTTCAGATTCAGCAATGCTGTTGGCAAAGCCGTGTTTCACTGCCTCTTCAGCGGTGAACCATGTTTCTGCGTTCATCCATTCCACAATCTGGCTTTCTGTTTGGCCGGTGCGCTGGGCATAGTCCTGCACAAAGCTGCCATCGATCTTGTCGAGCAATTTGGCTGAATCATTCATGTCGCGCTTGTCACCCATCACGGTGGTCCATGCGTTGTGGATCATGAAGAATGCGCCTTGCGCAATAATCACTTCATCTGCTGCCAGCGCTATCCAGCTGGCAGAGCTGGCTGCAAGGCCATCGATGTGTGCTACCACTTTGGCTTTGTGGGCCTTCAGGGCGGTGGCCATGGCGCGGCCATCGAATACATCACCACCGGGTGAATTGATGCGCACGTTGATAGTGTCTGCCGTGATGGCTGCGATTTCTTGCGCGAACGCTTGCGCATCCACACCGCCATACCAGCCGCCAATCACGTCATAAATATAAACGGTTGCTTCTTTGCTATCGGCATTTTCAACACGCAGGTTGCGCGGTTGTTGCTGGTTCGCAATGAACAGCGCCATCAGATTCTTTTTCATGTTGCCCCCTGAGCTGGCGTAGCACCGGCTTGAATAATCTTGTCGCCATCGGAAATCGGTGGCAGGTTTTTAATACGGCGCACTTCATTGACAGTCATCCAGCCTTGCGAGCCGGGGCCACCTAATGCTTTGCCAAAGTATTCAGATTCAGATTTGCTATCACCGGCCAGCAACCCTTCACGGTTGAACTCAATGAAGTATTTGGTGGAACGCGGCCACAGCTTGCGGTTCAATTCTTGTTCAATGCGGATGAGGTACGGGCCCAGCGTGTAGCGGGCAAAGGCAATAGACATTTGCTCAATGCCGCTGCCCCAGCTAGTGCTGGCCGATGTTTCACCGATCATGTGCGGTGGAACACCAAAGGCGCGGGCGATATCAATCACCTGGAACTTTCTGGTTTCTAGCAGCTG